ACCGTTTTCGATAAAGTGCATTCTGTTTATAGTGTTAGGAGCGATAGTTATTGTGCAAGCACTGTCTAGCGTCCCGGTGTATTCAACATACATAGCTCTGACTGGGTCAGTCGCTCCGTCTGCAATAGTTGATGTGTGAGTATCAGCGTTGGTGGTAATTCCTTCTGTTCCGTAACCTAGGCCTTCACCAATCAACTCAAGATTAACATTTGTGTTTGTCCCCCAAGTTCCACTAGCATCACCAGTAGCCATTTCGTTAAGTCTTAGGTCATTTACGTATGTACTTGCCATTTATTGTTCTCCAATAGTTTTTTCTATTTTTATATTATTATTATACACAATTTTTAAGCAGCAACATCTTTCCAACTAGGAGATTGTGTTTCTGTAATATTATCAAAATTAGAAGTTTGATCTTCGTCAATTTTACTCCAAACTAAAACTTTTCCTACGCTTGCAGTCAATTCAGTTAACGCATCTAAAGTAACATTTGCCTCTGCGTCTACTGTTACGCTTCCTAAACCACTTGTTGCAGCATTTAAAGTAACGGATAAATTGTTGTTAGATACTGTTGTTGCAGTACCTAAAGCACTTGTGCCTACTTGCCCTGTAGGAGTTACATTTGCTTCTCCATCTACAAGAACCGATAAAGATCCTACTGATGCTGTTACTCCTGGTACAGAAGCTATTGCTTGAGCATTTACACCAGCTACGGGTGCGCCTGTTGTTCCGACTAAAGAGGCTGGAGTTACGTTGGCTTCTGCGTCTACTGCAACTGTGCCTAAAGCAGATGTTCCAGCTCCGGGAGCAGTAAGCGTAACAGGTAAAGGCTCACCAAAAGTTAATTGACCCCAGGTACCTCTACCCCAACCGTTAATGTTGGCCATTTAGAACTTAAGCTATTCTTATAATAGCTGTGCTTGCTGCTGCGGCAGGGAAAACAATTGTAAAGTCTCCTGCTGTAGAAGTTTTGTCGCCACCAAAATCTATTGTGGCTACAGACTTGTCGCTATTAGTATCATTATAAATCATACAGCCTCTAGCAGTGATAGTAGCTGTGCCAAAAGTTAAATCTGCAAAATCAGTAAATCCTGTTGTTCCAGCACTTGTAGGCTCAACTTTAGTTAAGGCGTTACCACCAGAAGTGTAGTTAGTACCACTTGCTTGGTTAGTTGTAGTAAATGCTGTAGTTGCAGCACCCATAGTTGCTGAGCTTGTGTACAAGGCTAATTTAAAAGCGTTGCCACCTGTGGAAAAATTATGCGTAGCTTGAAGAAGTTCTTTCTTAAAGCTTGTGGTTAGTGTTGATGTAATTGCCATTACTTTAGCTCCTTTAATATTGTTGCCAGATCTTCGTGTCCTTGTCCTATTAGAGTATTTCTCATGGTACAACGTTCACTACTGATCGACTCCTTAATATAATAAAGTATTGTATTGTAAATAGCTAGTCTGAAAGCTTCTGCTTGAAGTCTGATATGAGGTTCAGCATTATCAGAAATACTACAGATTCTAGCCGTACACGTTTCTGCCCAAAATTCAGGCGAATGACCTTTATTATTAGTAGTAATTACTTCTATTGAGCCTAATGCTCCATTTGTGTTTTCATTAATCATTAGTATCTTTTTGCTTCAGGTGGGGTGTTAACTACAGGAACAAGTTCAGCTTCTGACCTTTGTTTTTGTTCCATTATAGAACTGTATTCTTTATAGCCCATTGTAAAAAATTCATCCGTATCATCGTCAATTAATACTAACGTTGGATCATCTAAACGATGATAACCGTATAATTTTTCTTCAATAGGTAAGTCTGTATCTAAAAGACCAGATCTAGGGGCTACACTTACAACCATTCCGTTTTCTATGCATTTGGCTAACCAAAATTCTACACATGATCTTCCTGCTTCTGCAAAATGCAAGTTACCCTTGTATGTAAAATCGAGACCAAAAAGGTTTAATTTAGCTACTTTATTATAAAGAGCAAACGCAATAGCAAAAGGCACTGTGTTGTTAAAGTAAGAGCATCTAGTGTCTTTGACGACATCAAGTAATGGATACTCAACTGCTCCAGGGCATCTTACGTCTAACTCGCATGTGTAAATAGGGCCGGGGTGTTCTTGAACTACGTCAACCATAATCCCTGTTTGACTGCCTGAAGCATCCGAGTCTAAAAACCTAGACGCTGGGTCCATCATAAATACTCTATCGCAGTCTGTAATTCCTGCCATAGCATTAATGCCCCAAACTTCATCCCACTTTTTACTATGAGATTTAGCTAAATGAAAGTCTAATTGGCTTTCGCCCATTGCGACTAATGCAATCTCTGCCCCTTCTAATTCTTTAATTTGACTCACGTAGTAGGTATTCTTACTTGATCATATCTGTATTGTGATTGAGTTCCCGCACCTTCGCTAGTATTCCTAAGTCTGTCTAGTGCGTCTTGAAACCGTTGTTCGTATCCGCCTATCTCAGCAGGATCCATTTTTAAGAAAGTAGCTGCTTCTACTAATGCTCCATAAAGCATACAGTTGTTAGCGTTTTCAGCTAACCACGTTGTTCCGCTTTCGGCTCCTGATGTTAAAGAAGCAGGCCTATAGAAATAATGCAGTTCAAATTCAAAAGCAGCATTTGGTGTAGGGGAAAGAATAAAACTTTCGCTATTAAATTCAGCATAGTATTTAGGTACACCTGTGTCTGTTGATACAGGTTTATAACTTTTTATAAAACTAACTTGTTTTAATAATAAGTAATCGTAAGTGCCGCTGTTAATAACAGCTAAACTAAAAGGAGCTAAAAAATCGGACGGCATAGCTAAGTAAGTTGTACCTGACGAAGCGTTCCCTGTGACGTTCTTTTTAAAGTTATCTAACCAAACATTTTTTAGTATGCGTTCTTCTGTTTGCGTAATGAAAGTAGGTAGAGTAGCTACAAATGTAGTTTCAGAACTGTCTACATAATTTTGTATGGCTGTCTTTAATGTGCTGTATGTAAAACTCATGTTGTTATTGTAACATCACCTAAAGATGCCGTCAGTTCAGTTGGCGTTGTTAATACTGTTCCAATGATACCTAATCCAACGTTTGTGTAAACAGTAAAAGCTCTGGGTACTACACTTACATCTGGTCTTGGTTGAAGAATAGCTTGTGGATCTGGTCTAACGTGTGGTGGGTCTAATTGCGGATGTTTTGTATCAAAGCATTGATAACAAGCTTTCATACCATCCCATTGAGTTTGTAGTGTTTTTAAACGATAACGTTGACTGCAAATATCGCAGATTCCGTATGCGTGCTTAGCTGCTGCAAAAGCCATTCACTTTAACCAAGACCGCCGCCGCCAAACATACCGCCACCACCGCCGCCGCCGGAGGCATCATTCCTAGAAGCCAAAAGTTGTGCTAGAAAATCTGGAGTTACACCGCCACCTTGAGTAAACGGTTGATTTCCTCCTCCTCTGTTTCTAAGAGCTTCTATTTGGGCATTGATTTGAGCTAATTGTTCTTCTAACTGTCTTTTTTGAGCCATCAACATTTCCATATTAGGTCTAGGCATAGGCATAGGCATAGGCATAGGCACGCCTGGGATACCTGGCTCCATGCCTGGAGGAGGCATGATATCAATATCTGGGCTAATAGGATTTACAGGCATGGGTGAAGGATTTACAGGCATAGGTGAAGGCCCAATAGGAAGAGAAGGTGCAACGGGGATTCTTTGTCCCGGTGTTTGGTTTCTTCCCCTACCAAGCATCGTGCCTCCTCCAGGCATAGGTAATGAAGGTGTTGGAAATTGCCCTCCTGCTAATTTATCAAACATTCCCATTGTATCTCTCCTTTATATAATCATTCTAGGAGGAAGAAAACGAGAACTTACTGAATCAATATCTTCAGAAGCCGCTCGGTCAAATTCCTCATCGTAAACTTGTTTTAAAAGCCCCATTCTATCGGGAGCTCTTTTCATGGATATATAATAAGCTAAACCTGCTGTCATGCAAGGCAAAAATCTAAATACAGTTTCCATGTTGTTTGTAAAATCACCTGCGTCTTGCATCCTAGTTAAGGCGTAGTATGAAATTACATCTGTAGAATTTTCAGGGGTAGGGTAGATATATATTTTAGGGGTAATTTGTCTTTCTAAAAAGAATTGATTAGGTCGAGCTTCTGCACTTTTGTTGGGGATGTACAAAAAGGAAGACCGACCAATTCTTTCCAACTGATAGTCTATGTTATCGCGTTGAATTATAGCTGACGTAATGTCTATTACGTTAGTGTCCAATTCCTTGACGTTAACTCCCTTTGTAACGGTAAAACTGTTTTGTTTTATTAACCATTGATTAAGACCACGATTGCCCCATTCTGCCATCATAATATTTAAAGACCGTCTAGCAGACTCTAAATCATATCCTGTTCGTAGTTCTAGACCGCAACGTTCGTAAGCTTCTTCTATAAGCTCATCGACACTAAGATCAAATGAAGTAGTTTCTGATGTAGCCATTTCTAGCCACCATACTTCTTAGACTTCTTCTTAACTTTGCCGCCCATCTCATAGCCCATAACTTCGCCACCTACTGTGCCACCCATATTGTAGCCTTTAGTTCCTTTAGTCCAATCTTGGCCATTGCGAATAGCTTCTCTTCTGTTTCTCATTCCTGGCATAATCTTCTCCTTTTAAGCGTGAAACGCTGTCATTGTTCCAAAAGTGCTACGTGTGTATTGGATATAAATTCCAGCGGAGAAATAAACACCATCATCTGGCATTGTTACGTCTCTAGATACAGTTGCACTAGCAACACTTCCTAATTTCATTCTACTTGTTCCTACACGAGAAGTTGTTAGAAAATCTAAGGTTCCAGCCGTTGCTGAACTTACTATAAACGTTCCTTTTAATCTCCCCGGACCTGCAAAAATAACATCCGCCGCAGAATTATTAATTCCTGCGGATACGTTACCTGCTGGATTACCCACTGCTGAAATACCTGATATTGTTTTAAAATATTTAGATCCAGTAGCTGTTCCTGCATTAGCACCTGTTATTGACTCTGTTTGAGCATCGCCATTAACA